TGACGAACACTACTTTCATGTATTTGAACGGTGGCAGGACAATGACCGTGTCATCAAGGAAACGAATTTCCGCAATCTGTCATATACATTGGGACATAATCAATTCTCTGGGATGGACTCAGAAGAGTTTAGAGAACTTATGAATTTTGAAAACAACGAAAAATTATATATGGATTCTCCCACAATTTCCAATCCGACGTTGCGAGTAGGTGCGTTGCCGACCTCAGTTGATTGGCGAAACCATGGTGCTGTGGGACCGGTTCTTAACCAGAAACAGTGCGGGTCCTGTTGGGCATTTTCTACGGCAGGTGCCCTTGTTGGCGCCTATGCCATCAAGACGGGAAAACTGGTTGGTTTCAGCGAACAGCAGTTGGTGGATTGCGATTATATCAAAAATGGAGGCACCAGTCTGGGATGCTCTGGAGGTGATATGGGAAGCGCCATGAAATGGATTGGAAAGAACAATGGTCTTTGCACAGAAGATGCATATCCATATACATCGGGGGATACACACACAAATGGACCGTGTCAGCACACTTGCATGAATGTAGCAGGAAGCGATGTGATTTCAGTTGTTGATGTGGCGCCGAATAGTGAGTCGGCAATGATGGATGCATTGAGCAAACAACCGGTGAGCGTGGCAATAGAAGCAGATGAAAAAGCGTTTCAATTATACAAGTCAGGAATATTCACGGCATCCTGTGGGACCAATCTTGACCATGGTGTTTTGCTGGTAGGATATGAACCTGACTACTGGATAATGAAGAACTCATGGAATACCTCCTGGGGCGAGAGTGGATATATGAAAATGGCACGAGGCAATTATAATCAGGGACATGGACAATGTGGAGTTCTAATGCAGGGAGTTTTTCCTACTGTATTTTAAACTTCATTTGGAATAAGTCGTCTTAACCGATGAATCAATCCTTCCGGTATTTTACTTCGCTCTTCAGCACTTTTGAATTTGAAACCATTGTAGTATCTACGAACCCTTCCATTTCCAAGCGTGTGCATTGTATATGTATTCTCGCACATTTTTGGTTTGGTCTCAGTCCATAGAGGCAAGTTGCTCCAAATGTTAGTTGCTTTGGGAAATCCCCAACCATAATTACCATAATAAACGCAAGTTGTATTTGCATTTATTTCCTTTATGAATTGTTGCAATGGTGGGAAGTGAATCATTAACCCACGAGGATTCTCCATAAACCAAGCAGCACATTTGAAGTATTTTAAAATTTCAATCATTCGCAAAACCATATTATTGCCAATTGTTGCTGGGGGTTGCGTGGCATTGTTTAACCCATAGATATTTTCCTTTGTTCTGTATTTTCCTCCTGATGCGACACTCCAAGTTGTGCAGTCGGGTGATGCCCATATAACATCAAAATAATCTGGAGCATATTGTTTGTAATCCCAAGTCAATATGTCCACTGTGTGTGTGGCATTGAATTTTGGATTGTAATCTAAACTGACGACTTCATAAGCATGCTCTTGAAAAACATTGCCTACACATTTGGTTCCACAAAACAATTCGAGAAGTCTTTTCATATATACACTTTGTTGAGAATATTTTTGTATGCACTAAATGTATATACAATGACAGAATCAAAATTCACATACCTGAATCCAGTAGAACCAACAGAGTTTAGCAAATTGTATGAGATGCTTGAAAAAATTAAACTGCCAATAAAACAAAGTAAGACCATCGGTCGAGCAAACTTTATAGAAAAACATCGTGCGTGCAGTTGGGGGATGTCATATCATTTTACGAAACATGTGATCCATGATAAATCATTGATGTCAAGAAAATATCCCGAAATACATGATGAATTGATGCGCATTGGCAGATTGATATGTCATTCGATTTGTCAACCATTTACTACAATTTATATGAATCGAAATATTCAATGCGACCCGCATAAGGACAGCAGTAATGTCGGAGATTTGGTAATCGTGTCATTTGGGGAATATGAAGGCGGCGACCTAATAATTGAGGGAGAACGGGCAAGTGCGAAATATCATCCAATCCTGTTTGACGGTGCAAAACATGAGCATTGGAATCCAAAAGATTTAGTTGGCACTAAATATAGTCTAGTGTTTTTTTGCCACAAAGCAATTGTGAAGAGAACAATTCTGTGAAATTTCTCTTAGGAGATGAATGCCTCAATCACTTAGAACCTCTCCGGTTTTGTTTTTGAAACTCAACTCAAAGACAAAATTATTTTCGTGCAACAATCCAAAGAAGCATGCCGAAGCATGCGATTCCAAACCCGATGCTTGCACACTGTAATAATAAATGTTCTTCTCATTTGCAAGAAATAGAAAAACCTAAAAAGATTTTAAAAAAGAAAATCATACCAAATTTAAATAAAATAAAGGACGTAAAATGATTTAGGAATTGTATCTAAAAAATATATATATATTATAAATGACTGAGTTTTACAAAGACGAATATGCTGTGGTGTATAATAATGATTTTAAAGACATTATGGATACACTCACTTTTGATTATATAATAACTGACCCTCCATATAATGTAGGATATGATTATCCTGACTATAAAGATAAACTAACAAGCGAACAATATATTAATTTATTGTCGCCATTACATTTACATAAAACAATGATGATACATTATGCAGAAGCATTCTGTGGTGATGTTGGCGAAGCAATGGGACGACCCGACCGATGCGTGTCTTGGTGTTATTCATCAAATCTTCAAAGACAGAGCAGAATGATTGCATGGTATGGCTGTTGTCCCGATTTTAATAAAGTTAAACAACCATATAAAAATCCAAACGATAAAAGAATAAAACAATTAATAGAAAACGGATCCGAGGGAGCAAGAATGTATGATTGGTGGAGCGACATACAACTTGTTAAAAATGTAAGCAAGGATAAGTGCAAAGGTTTTACAAATCAAATACCAATTGCTTTGCTTGAAAGAATTATACTTTTAACTACAAAAGAAGGAGATACTATTTTGGATCCGTTTTTCGGTTCAGGGTCGCTGTATTTTGCGTGTAAAAACACTGGGAGAAAATGCATTGGAATAGAGCAGAGCGAAAAACATTTGGGATTTTTCAGAGAACGATTAGAGAACAATTTTGTAAAATTTCTCTAATGACATCAATGCCTCAATCACTTAGAACCTCTCCGGTTTTGTTTTTGAAACTCAACTCAAAGACAAAATTATTTTCGTGCAACAATCCAAAGAAGCATGCCGAAGCATGCGATTCCAAACCCGATGCTTGCACACTGTAATAATAATCGTGTTTCAGCACAGTGAATAAAAACTTTTATTTTTTTATTTTCTTCAATGGCGGGTGGAACAGGGACAGTATTCTCCATGATTTTTGGTTCCTTGTTTTCTAAATCCAAATCAATTACATCAACTTCGGACATTTTTATATTATTATGAGATACAATTAATTCGTCCATTTCTCTATCAAGTCTATCTACAAACTTTTGGTCTTCCCAGCGACGATGTCGGGAAGTCATAACATGTTTTTTCAAATAGGTCTTGTTCACAATAGACCCACACTCGCAAAAAATTACAGAAGACATATAAAGTATCTATGCAAAATAATATAGGGGAGCAGGTGCTTTTGGTGCTTCGTTATAAACCTTGAATCCAGAAGATTTATTTTGCTGGGTCTTGGTTTCTCGTGATTTTGGTTTAGGTGCCTCTTCCTCCTCTGACTCGGATTCCTCATAGATGATTGTCTTCTTCTTGTTTTTCTTTTTTTTCTTCACAATGATAACCTCCTCTTCGGACTCTGATGGAGATTCATAAATCACTTTTGGTTCCTTTTTTGGTTTCTTAACCACTACTGGTTCGGGTTCTGGTTCCTTTTTTGGTTTTTTAACCACTACAGGGGGCGCCGTAGGCGCCTCTTCCTCCGACTCCTCTTCCACAGGTGCATTCTTAGATGGACCATTGAGTTTCTCTTTGATTGCTTTAAGAATGATTTTTTTCTCAGTAGCAACTGGAGCATTTTTTTTTAATAGTGATTCACGCATGCGCTCGGTAGCAGCAATCTGTGCTTCTGTCCGTGGTTTCTTTTGCTTAGGTTTCGTAAGCAATTCTATGTCATCATTAAACTCTTCATTTAGCGAACTCATGGATATATAGTAGGTGGGGACATTTTCCCTAAATTAAACAAATATATCAAACTATTTCTATTGATATAGCATAATGCCAATATTAGAGATTAAAGAAGAAGTCAATGCCAATATACCTAAGACGAAACCTGTGAAAGAGACAATGCATACTTATGTGCCTGACATAGTAGAGGGAGTATCCCGACGAAATGGAGGAATAAGTCTCTACATAGGAAGTGGCGGGTCAGGCAAGACAAGTCATCTACTGGGACAGATGCGCACTGTGTATAAAAAGAAGTTTCATCACATTTGGTATTTCTGCCCGGTGAGCAGTTTCCTTTCAGTTCAAAAACATCCATTTGAAAAACATGACAAGGTAATGCATGAACTGACTGCAGGTGCGCTGGATGAAATCAAAGATGAATTGACAAGCATCAAGGAAAATCGAGAGGAAGACGATATGCCCGAATATTCGCTTGTAATCATAGATGACTTTGCGAACGATCTGAAAGACAAGCATATAGTTGCCAAACTGAATGGTATGCTAATCAAAGCAAGACACTTGAATTGTCATTTTATGTTCACCGTGCAATCATACCTGTATTTCCCAAAGATTCTGAGAAAGCAATTGACATGGGTTAGCATCTTTAGTGGGGTTCGCAACAAAGAAGAATGGAATACCATTAGCAAGGAATTACTAAAGATGAATGATGCAGACGCAAAGAAGATATATGATTATGTATTTGACAAACCGTATCAGCATTTGGATGTAGATTGTTTTGAAGAGAAGATATACAAGAATGGAAATAATTTAGAAATAAAACATGACGATTAAGAAAATATGCATATAGTATAACTTATGGACCATATTAACAGTATTCAAATATTTCTAAACTCCCGCTATGCAACAGAAACAGTGGATGGTAATACTGCCAACAGCATATACTACTTGCCTGTAATTGAAATCCCCGATGGACATCATATTTATTTGTCATTACAAAATGCCAACATCCCCTACAGTTTCTATAGTATTACTAGTTTCGATAACACCTTCATCTTTGGACTCGTTGCTGGACCCACAACTACATACTATGTGGAACCAGGCAATTACACAATAACACAACTTATAGGGGTAATCCAGGCAGCAATGGGCGCATCGTATACAATAACGTATAGCAGTATAACCAGCAAAATCTTGATTACTCATGCAAGTAGCAACTTTATAATATATGCGTCGACATTTAATCACATCATTGGATTTAGCAAAACGACGAATACTACTAGCGCAGCAAATCTTCTGTATGGAAGGGACTGTGTGAATCTCAATCAGATTCGTGCTATCAATGTAGAAATAAATTTTCCAACATACAATGTGAATATAGCACAACCGTATAACCAAAATATTTTAGCAATAATTCCTGTTTATGTTGCACCATTTAGTATTATTACATACACGAATACAAATAACTTTAGAACAAATCTTTATGTCAATAAATTAGACCAAATTCAAATACGACTCCTTGACAACGAGTCAAGACTTATTGACATGAATGGCATTCAATATCAAATGACGCTGCAATTAGATTGTGTGAAGTTCACCGAATAATGTTTTGAATATATATAAAAATGATTGGATACAAAAAACCTTTAGGAAAAGCGATGATGGGTTTTAAAATGCCTCTTGGAAAAATGAGAATTGGGTCGAAAATTCCTCTTCTAGAAAGACCGATGATGAAACAAGTTGAGGAAGCACTTGCCAAAAAAGTTTCTGGAGGTCTTGAAAGACGAGTTTTGAAACGATAAACGAAGGGGCAACACCCTTTCTGCACCCCTTTTAACCATGTGAAAGGGCAAGGTTGCCATTTTCGAAAAACATTTAGCAAATCTAAATACTTTTTTCTCTGTTGTGAATATATAAATGATTCCTGCTAATCTTAAATTTCAGTCTAAGGTTGAGTCTGCTCCCGCACGTAGGTACCTCACGCAAATCCAACCACAGGGCGGGTCCAGTTTTTCTCCAAGTGACACAATCACCATCAACATCCCCACAAGAAATAATACTGCTCTTATTCCCTCTGAGTCTTATTTGAGAGGCACCCTCAGTTTATCTTGTGCCACTGCTAACGCCACCGCTGCTACCTTTGAGTCAGCAGGTGTTCACGGGTTCATCCAAAGAATCCGTGTGTTCCACGGGTCAAATTTACTTGAGGATATTGATAACTATGCCCAGTTGGCGAAAATCCTGTATGATTTCCAGGCATCCGATGATACGGTTAAGGGACGCCTTGCTGTAACCAGTGCCACAAATCCCCAATACAATGTTACCTCTGGAACCATTGTCCGAGGTGTAAATCGTGGTGCTACTAGTGGTGTTACTACTACTGCCACTACTGTGCCTTTTGCTATCAATTTGGTTTCAATGGTTGGTGCTTTAGCAGGTGATAAATATATCCCTTTGTGGGAGATGACTGCTGCTCCCCTTCGTGTTGAAATTGTTTTAAAAGCATCCGTTGTAACATCTATGATGTCTCTTGCTGGAAGTGCTACTGCTCAAACATTTGCAGTTACTGGTGTAAATTACTGTGGAGAATTCTTAGAGCTCCCTGATAGTGCTGTATCTGCCATTAAGGCTGGTTCTTCTTCGCCAATGCAAATGGTCTTGCCTTCTTTCAGGTCTTATACTAACAGTGCCGCAATCACAACTGCCGGAACTCAAGTGTCTATGCCCATCCCAGCCAAGTTTTCGTCCCTTAAGAGTATCTTTGTAGCCACAAGAACCTCTCAAGGTGCTGATGGATTATATCCCAACTCTCACTGTAAATATGGTCTTACCAGTTATAATTTCAGAGTGGGTTCGGAAGTGCTACCTTCTTCTGCTCCTACGATTGTCCCTGAATTTTATTCTGAGGCGATTAAATGCTTTGGTTCTCTTGCTGATTTGAGTTTACAACCTTCTATTGATTTGGTTAGTTACTCATTAGATGTTCCCAGTGCTATTGCCAGCGCTAGTGATGCTTCCCTTCTTGACTCAGGTTCATTCGTTATTGGAATTGACACTGAAATATACCAGAATGCTGATAAGGCGTCCATATTCTCTGGAACCAACACCAACACTTCAGATATATTCTATATTGCGAATTTCACTCCTGCTTCAAGCGTTACTATTCTCCAAACTGCATTTGCGAATTATGACCAAGTGCTAGTGTACGAAAATGGCGTATGTTATTCAAGATATTAAGTATTAAGTAACAAGTAGAGTAATCATGTTATAATAAATTCTCTGTTTATTATAATAAGCAATGCAAACAGAAGTAGCAAAATTATGGCTCTATGGAGCAAATATAGGAACCACACAAACACAAATCGGAATCCGAAACACCACCAATACTGAATACACATTTTTTGTAGATTTGCGATTGGTTTTAGGCGAAACAATGTTTCAAAAATATGAGGCGTTCAAAGTATATTTTGGGTTTGTGAATCTAGGAACAGGAGCAACCGCAAATATTGACACGATATTTGTAAATGGAATAAATCTAATACAAGCGTCGTATCAAGGCAAAGAAGCAGGATTTAATACGGCAGTTGATATTTACAGTCAAACAGTTCAACAGAATGACTCCTTTAGTGTCGGTGGCAAAAATGCTAATACGCAAGAGTTTGTGATGATAAAACCAGATAACGCAAAAGTAGCGCTCACTATATCATTTGCTCGTGATGATGCCGCAGTTCCAACTTTGTCACAGGGAGTATTTTTCTTGACATTTGTGCCATTCCAGAAAGATAAGATTTATAAAAACCCGTTCAACTACCTGTATCAGAATGAATTAGCAAACTTCACATTAACAACGCAAATCTTGTCGGCAGGGGCAACAAATGCATTTGGAACCATGAACTCAACATTTACCACTTTTAATTTTACGAATGTAAATATGCGACACATTATTGGGACGATGTGGGATAAATACGATAAGTTCAATTTGGTTTGTGCGAATGTTGGAGTAGGAAATACGTCAACAACAATAAGCTCAAACCAGCGTTTTATGTTTTTCCAAATACAGGGACTCCAATTTATTAATTGTTTAAGCACAACAACAACCTCAACATTTTCACAAAGTGTAGCATATACACCAATATTCAGATATACAACAGCCTCATCGGCAGACAGTGATAGTTTTGCGGTGCCTGAAAGTTTAATCAGCTTTAGAAAACCTGAATCGGAGAATGTAGATTTAGCGTTTCAACTGTTTACCGTAAATGGTGGAGGAGCGGCACTCAATTTACAAATGAATCAATTCAGTTTTACATTTACCGTTGTGGGAATAGAGGGGAGTGCCTCCCCTCTTGCACCTCCGCTTTAAAGGGAAAAGGCATGGAAAACCCGTAGGTTTGTCCGAAAGAATAAAATATAGTGATAATATAAATGCTTAGTGAAAGTGGATCATTGATATTATCAACAAGTTCAACAACAAGTCCATGCACGATTAATGCTACAAAATCAGACTTCACATTCTCAAATATCAATATGAGAAATGTCCTTGGTGCTGCGTGGGACAAATATGAAATGTTTACTATGAAAGTTGCGTCGGCAGCAACAGCGGGAACAGCAACAATTTCAGGGTCAACAAACGGAGTCATCTGTTACAATATGGCGGGTCTTACTTGGGAAAATCTCCATTATGATACAGCGTTAATGAGTCAAAATTATGTGGCGATAGCGGTTTTTAATGTCCAGACAACCTCCTCACAAAATCAATACATTGTAAATACAGGGCAAAGTTATAATTTCCGCAAATCTTCCGATATAGTTAATTTAAACTTTACAATTACAAATCCGGATGATACAAGTGGTCCCAGCACCTTTGGAGTCGCAGCATCAGGCAACAGTTATACTGATGTAGCATTTCACTTGGTATTTGAACCAGTCATACCAGGTGAAATGAATGAGTGTGCGTTTTTTGGATTCAATCTTAGTTCATTAATATCATCGCAAGTGGGTCGCACAGTAAGTTCAGACCGCAAAGAGTATAATTATCCTGCGTTTGATATGAGACGCTTGTGCCGTAATTTTTGGGATAAACATGAGGATTTTGAAATCCAATGGGCGTTTAATAATAATATCGGGATTGGAACACTATCAGGAAATGCGAGGATTTGTCTGTTTCAAATGAATGGACTCAATTTTGTCAATAGTGCTACAAAGAACAGCAATAGCACAGATAGACTGGTAATGACTACGGAATCGCCAATAATAGGAACAATTATTTACGCAACTACATCAACAACACACAACACAATTATGTATGCGAATTATGCCCCAATTCAATTTAAAAAAGATGGTGACAATGCCAATCTCACAATTAATTTGAAAAATAACGAAAATTCGGCAGCATTTGCTTTTACATTCACATCAAGCAACCCCAGAGGCACAATCGGTTTTTTCATTAAACCCATTTACAAAGTTCCGAAAGCAACGCTGTTTATAAACCCATTTGGACTCACAACATCGCAAACTGGTTTGGGAATAATCAATGCTGGTGCAACGGAATTCACTCTGAATAATGTAAATATGCGTCAAGTGTGCCGTTCCATGTGGGACAAGTATAAGAAGTTCAATATTTTTTTAACAACAGCAATAAGTCAGTTGGCAACTACGCAGACTGCAAACCAAGCATATATTTTACAAATGGAAGGACTCAATTTTATAAATCAAACAGCGTATATAACAAGCACAGGTCAGACGCAAACTGCAACATTAGGGACTGTCACGATGTATGGGTCAGTTCAAGTGTCAAATACATACCAATCGGCACTTGTTACAAGTTTTAATCGGGACCAAGATTTTGTCAATTTGACACTGAGAGCAGTGCCCCTTGCTCCTGGAACGGCATTCACAGCAAATCCGCTGAACTGTAATTTCGGTTTTACGATTGTCGGGATTCCAGATGATGAAGACCAAGCAAAAGAATTTACTCAGAACTGGATGCCTATTACCTAAACAAAAATATCAGAACCTTTAATATTCTCAATATTGTGCGCATGGTAAGCGTCGATGGCGCCAGCAAGAGCAATCTGGCGTGGGTCTTTTGAAAACAACGCAGGTAGTATTTTGCTTGTATTAGGATTCGCAAGAGTCTTCACGGCAGGGTTCCAAGCAGACGTAGCAGAAACCACATCACCGGCAGTGCGGTAAATATTGCGATTGTCTCCGCCTTTGACTTTTTGACCAATAGTTTGTCCAGAATCCAAAACATGAATAGTGTCGGTTTTCTTGGAAATGTCCTGTGCGATTCGTCCACCTAACGAATGACCTGTGATCGCAGTATCTGCAGGATTATACTTTGTCTTTGCAAGTTTCAATGTTTCGTCTGCCTGTTTATAACGGTCAGTATCTTTGAATCCGCCAAAGACATTCTCATAACTGCGGTCAAATCCTTTCTTCCATGAATTTGGAAGCAATGATTCAATTCCTCTTTCAATAATTGGTTTGCCTTCGTTCTTACGAATGCCCAATGCAAGTTTCAAATCGCTATTTACCCAATCGGTCAAATTGTGCGACCCTGTGACATTGTAGAGGAGTTTTCCAGTGGTTGGATTGTAATAAACTTGCTGATTATCATTAGACAATTTCTTATCAATGACATACCCATATTTTTCCATTTCTTTTCCTTGTTGTTTTTCACTAGGTAAATAACCAATTCGCAAAGTATCATACAAGGTTGGTTTTGGTGCAGGATTGTTATTCATAATATAAATAACAATGCGAATTTATTTCTTTCTCGCCTCAATGTGTTCTAAAGGTGTTAGTTTTGTTGCTTCTTCGAACCATTCCTCGACCATGTAATAGAGGCATGGGAATTGATTCAATAATCCTGGATGTTTTTGTTCAAACAGGCGTTCATAATATTCAATGTTCAAATGCATGCCAACGCCGAATCTTTCGGGTCCATAAGTGAATTCGATTTCGGGCAATTTGCAAATTAATTGAGAAATGTCAATTGAAACATCTCTTGAATTTTCTTCAGTGAATTCTGACATATATATATATTATTCAACAGAAAGATTAATTAAATCGTCAATTTTCTGAACCATATCTTTATACATACCTTCTTTGGATGAATATAAAGATTCATCGGCATCAATGGCAAATGTCTGGGAAAAATCGTCATAATAATCTCGCATGGTTTGCTGCGATGTTTTTTTAGTATTTTGTGGAATATTCCCAAGTCCATTTAATTCCAAAAATTGGTTTCTAGTTGGTTTGCCTTTTTGTATTGTTGGTTTGCTTGCTTTTTTAGTCTTGGCAATAAATGATTCGGGCATTCCCAAAGCTTGAGCAGCGGCACTTGACATGCCGCCCCCGCCAATTTGTAGTCTTTCTTGTGGACCTAATCTTGCTTCTTCTTCCTCGCCTTCAGCAAAAAGTTCCGTTTGAACAGTAGGTTGTGCTCTTGGACCACCTTCATTTAAAGTTTCGGTGAAAGATTCCTCTTGAATATCAGGAAGCAAAATTTGACTTGTTTGTGCGAATGGGTCGGGACGCTGTCCAGCACCGGGTTCTTGTGCGCCTCTAAAACGCTCTAATATAGGATTCACGATTCCACCAAGTCTTGTAATATCAGCAAACCGCTGTCCTTGTTGTTGTTCAATATCTTCTAATCGCTGTTGTTGAATCTCAGCACGAAGTGTGGCAACTCCAGCAGCATTGCGCTCTGTAATGTCTGCAATTTGTTGCTGGGTCATGCCAGGTTCAATTTGTCTCAGTGCAAATAAATTTGGATTTCCTCTGCCAGGTTCGCCTTCCAGTGTTTTAACATATCCGGGTCCCATATCGCCATCTTGGCGTATATCTTCAGGAGCAGCAGTTCGTTTTGCTCGTTTTTTTCTTTTTTCCTTAAATACGCCCAGTTTAGACAATTGCTCAATCATTTTGACCATGGAATCTGTTTTTACAGATATCTTGTTGTAATTTGAGTTGTTGGATGCCATTATATTATATAGATAATATATTATAATGAGTATAAGCAATCTCGATTACACATCATATAACTATTTAACAAATTTGGCGTCTGTCAATGCAAATGAAGTCAATACAGATGTTTTGACTAAATCGGACCCAGACATAAGTGATTTGCAATTTGATATGTTGGAAGGAATAGATACAAATCAAACAATCCAACAGCAAATCGACGGCATTATTGCTGGTTTAGAAACGATAGGTTATTGGGGTGCATTCTGGAGCAATGTAGACCAAGCAAACGCTGGTGCAACAAGCACGAATTTTATGACGGTCAATAATAGCGATCTCAGCAACAATGGAGTGCAAATAGGTGCGACCAGTTCGCAAATCAAAGTGTTGAATGCTGGTGTTTATAATATCCAGTTTTCAGCACAAGTAGATAAAACCGATGGAGGCAAAGACACAATTGAAATTTGGTTTGCTAAGAATGGAGTGAATATTGCAGACAGCAATAGCATTTACACAATGGAAGGCAACCCTGATAAATTAGTAGCAGTGCTTAATTTTATGCTTCCACTCAACGCAAATGATTATATTCAGATAGCGTGGCATTCAGCAGATTTAAATATGTTTTTACATCATGATGCGGCAGGTGCGTCTCCTACAAGACCAGAGACACCGAGTGTTATAATAACAGTTCAACAAGTGGCAAATGTATTGGCGGGGCCCACGGGAGATACAGGACCAACGGGACCCTCAGGAACCAATGGAACCAATGGAACCAATGGAACCAATGGAGCAACTGGAGACACAGGACCTACAGGACCGGGAGGACCGTCAGGGGGACCAACAGGAGCAACAGGACCAACGGGACCATCAGGAGGACCCACAGGACCCACAGGACCACAAGGAAACAATGGAAACAATGGAGCAACAGGACCAGCAGGACCCGCTGGTGATGGTCCAGTGGCGTATTCGGCGCTAGCATTAGCAACCACAACGGCAGCAACACTAGGAGGATATATTGTAAGCAATAATGCGTCACAAGCAGTGCAAGATGCTGCAATTGGCGTATTACAAGGCGAAATGAATACAGCACAGACAAATATTGCTTCATTACAACAGGTAACAACATTTCAAACAGCAACGACATTAGGAGGGACATTTTTTTCTAGTGCGGTTACTGTTGGCTCCCCAGCAGTAGTTCAACTCAAAACAATAACTGTGAGTGAATTTGGTCTTGGACTCAATTCTAGTGCCGCAATTACCAGCACAGCAGGAACATCGCAAATGTCGTCGTTACTAGTGAATAATAATTTTGAAGTCACGAATGATGCTACCATCACGGCAGGTGAAATGTATATTACACGAACCCTACTTACCTCACAAAAGAAACTGGTATTGTATGATAACAACACAGGCAACGATTATGACTATCTTGGATTTTGGACTGACAGTGGCGTAGGCAGTCGTAAGTTTTTAAATTGTGAAATAGATGGAGACAGCAATTCTGCGTTTCAGTGGTTTAATGGTAACGGATTAGGAACATCAAGGACACTGATGAAAAAACTGAATACTACGATTGAGGAGACCTTTTGTGGATCATCTCGTTTCTGTAAATTGTCAGGTTCAACTCAACAAATAGATTTGACCCGCAACTTAGCAAACAACCAAGTTATTATTAATTTGATTGGCGATACAGCAGGAGTTACTAATTTTGATGGACAAATCATTCAAGACAAAGGCAATTCATTAGATAATAATACAGGCACAATGACTATTCAATCTGGTGGTCTTTCTTTGAATGCTTTAAACACAGGAGTTTCTATTCTAGCAACTACATCTACATTAATACAATCTGTAACGACAACAACGCTCACTAGTGGAGATGAAACGGAAATTAATTGTGAAGGTTTGGACATTAATGCTGGTGCAGGGGCTGTAACATGTGATACAACATCAACAATCACAACAACAAGCACAGGATTAACAACTATAAACTCTGCAGGTTTGGACATTAATGCCGGTGCAGGGGCTGTAATATGTGATACAACATCAACAATCACACTATCAAGCACAGGTGAAACAGAAATTAATAGTGGCGTTTTGGACATAAATGCTTCAAATTCAATTACAATTGATGGCGGATCAACAACAACAATAACAAGTAGTCAAACAATGACGCTTGAAGTTGCTTTGGGAAGCATTGGTGGTATTTTAATAAAAACAAATGATACAGCAAACGATATTGAACTGACAACAATTGGAGCATCATCAGATATTAAGTTGCTTTCAACAGCGGCAACAGTTACTATTACAGCAGGGACAGAAGCAGATATAACCTGTGCGACACTGGATTTAAATGCCAGCACGGCAGCAACACTAGATGCGCCAACAATCACACTAACAAGCACAGGGAAATTTACTCTTGATTCAGGAGCAGCAGAAACAGAAATTAATTGTGGCATTTTGGACATTAATGCCACTAGTGCTGCCACGCTGGACGCAACAAGTCTCGTTTTGACAGCAAGCACTGGATTAATGTCTTTAAACACAGCAGCAGGACAAGATATACAAATAAATGCTGGCGATGATTTAGTGGTTACATCAGACCAAGTTAGTTTTACAACATCAAATACAACTGGAAATAACTTCATACACACTGCTTCCGTCACATCTGGAAAACAAATGGAACTTAAAGCAAGCACAATTGATGGTTATACCGCACGACTATCTCAAACAGGAACCGGTGGGTTAACCATAACAGGCAGAGATAACGGAATTAATTTAATCAAGTCAAACGGAGCAGCATCTACATTACAATTAGAGTCAGCAAATTATATCACAATAGATAGCGTTTCAGATATGACTGTAACCAGTGGGGGATTTCTGACAATGGAATCAGGCGCAGGTAATAATACAAATATAATAGGAGGGGATAGTTTAAATTTATCGGCAACTAATGACGATATACAAATGACCGCAGCTCAAAACGTGCTAATCACGGCGACGGGTGGTGATTTAGATGTGGAAGCAACCGATATGACGTTTGACATGCCTACTGCTGGAATATGTAGATTCAGAAATAATTTAACTAATAAATTGACGATTGAAGATACTAAGGTGGAAGTTGTTACTGCATTAAATGTCACAGGAGCAACAACTTTATCTTCTACATTAGGGGTCACAGGAGCAACAACTTGCTCTTCTACATTAGGCGTCACAGGATTATCCACACTCACAGGAGGTTTCACCAGCAGTGCTTCATCAAATATGAATCACGATTTTTTGATACAACAAAACACTTATCCACCAACAAGCACTTCTGCTTTGGGATACACTGGCACGGTAACAGTTTCCACTTCAACATTGTCAACAAGTATAGCACAAGAAGGAACATGGAACTTACCGAGTAAAGGTGTGTGGTTAGTTTGTGCTACAGTCACTTTTTCAACTAACTCTGGTGCGAATACTGAATATTTTCAGGCAGTTATTTCAACAACAACCGCCTCTGCTACTGAAGCATCTGCTGGATTGTCATATTTTGAAGAGGACGACCAAGGTGTTGCTGGTTCAGGCACAAGAGATAAAGTGCCCTTGTGCGGTGTTGTGCGTGTAAATGCTGCGACTGCTTTGTTTTTTAATGCTTCAGGGAAAACAACAGGCACAGCACCATCAGTTGCTGCTGCTATTACTTACACGAGACTTGGATAAAAATCTTTTTATACTCTATAATGTCAAGTTTCTCTTTTATCAAACCGCAAAATGGACTTTGGAAAGACGCAAAGATTGCCAAAGTGCATGCACGAATTTTAGATGGCATAACAAACTTACCTGCCGAGGTTCGTGAGAATCGACACAACATGGAATTGGTTTCCTTGATATGCAACATGATTGAGAATTGTGGAATTAAGAATAGTGAAAAAATCGACAAACTTAAAATAGACAAGAAGGTTTTGTTGATACAGATATATAAATCGCTGTATGGAAATTTGTCTCCGCAGGATATTGAGACTTTGCAAAAGAATGTGGAGTTCCTTCATGACAATGGACACATCATCAAACATGCGGCGTGGAGGTTGTGTGCATACAGTATTGTTGATTGGTTCAAGCGAAAGGTTCTTTGAATGATTCGGTATATTAAGGATTGGGTTATTGATAACGCACAAGAATGGTTGCTGAATAAATTTCTTGATAAGATGAAAGTCAGTGACATAGTTAAGGCAATTATCACAATGGACTCTTTGTTTGTCTTGCGAACAATCCTTACCAAGTATGGGTTGGGGTTTTTAACAAACTATATGGTATTGATTTCTCTGCTGTGACTGGTGCATTTAATTTAAGTTTAACCTTAAATTAAATGAAATAAAGGATTAAAGTAAGAAAAAGACTAATAAAATGAGTTAAAAGATATATTAAAAATTTTTAATATATCTTTTAACTCATTTTATTAGTCTTTTTCTTACTTTAATCCTTTATTTTTTGTTTAATTTCGCCCCCGCACCACTTATGCTGTGGTTTCTATCGAATCAAATGTTTTTTGTCAATCTTTGCAGCAGCACCTCCCATGACGGCGCTGTAGACCCTCGCCTGCGCCCATTGCTCGGGAGAACGGATTCCTTTTCGCACTGACTGTGGGTTGGTTTTGAAAGCACCCACACCTTTGTCAAAGATGGTTTCCAACCCAGTCTTCTTATACCCAGTGATTTTTGAAATGTCAGTCAGTGAATGCGGTTCAGTGGGTTCAAACCCATACTTCTTGTTAAACTTCTGTTTGTAAGTAAATGCCATCCTTTGCTGTTTATATCATTTCATAATATATTGTTTTGCCCCCGACAACTGAAAATAAATTAAACGCTGAAGTTAAATGATTTAGAAAAAAGTCGGCGTAGAATATATACAATGAACTTTGCAGATGATATCAAGAAATCTAAACCCAATATTAGCGCTGGATCTCTTAAGACTTACAACAGTTTGCTTCGCTCCGTTTATAAGGGCGCCTTCGGCGCCACGGATAAACCCGATGTAGACAACTTTAAAAAGTCAAAAGAGGTCATGGAGTTCCTCGTCACAAAACCATATAATGTCCGCAAGACATATCTTGCTGCCTTGCTCTGTGTTGCCCCCGACGAAAAGGTCTTTAAAGAAACCATGATGACCGATATCAAGTCTTATTCCGACACGGTCAAGAAAGAAGAGATGACAACCAAACTCGAACATTCATCAATCTCACAAGAAGAGATTGACAGTATTGCTGCCGACCTCAAGCGCAATGCCGACTTGTTATTCAAGAAAAAAACACACCGTGTCCCCGACCTCATGGACATTCAGAATTACATCATCCTATCTTTATATAATGGACACGTTGTTCCTCGTCGTGCTCTTGACTACTGCGCAATGCTTTATCAGAATTATGACCCAGAGAAAGACAACTATGTGGATTTCAAGCGCAACAAACTCGTCTTCAATCAATACAAGACTGCACAGAAAATGGGCAAAGAACTCAAAGGACGACAAGAACTGGATTTACCATTGGCGCTCAAAAAGATTCTACAGAAATGGATTGCACTTATTCCCAAAGAAGTTGATAATATTTTGTTCAATTCAAACCTTGAACCCTTAACCAATGTGTCTCTTAACCAGCGCCTCAACGGAATCTTCGGCGGTAAGAAGTCCGTCAATTCATTGCGCCACTTTTATCTCACAACCAAATACAAAGACCTCATGGAGGAAACACAAAAGATGAGTAAGGAAATGCAAGACATGGGGTCATCCATCGACCAGGCAAAAGTCTATGTCAAAATCAATGACAAGGAATAAATCATTTAGGCAAATGTATTTAGAAATATTATCCTCTCTAAATATATACAATGACCGAACAAAAGATTCCATCTCATATGAAGTTCTACAATGAGAATCGTGACAAGATTCTCGCATACAAAAAAGAATTCTACGCCAAGAAGAGCGGCAAGAAGGTATTCGACTATCTTCGCAATGTGCAAATCATTGGTATGAGAAAACTCGAATCCAATAAGAAAATCAAGGATGCTTATAAGAAAGGCAGATTGGGATTTCAATATGTCCCGCCCACCACTGAACCTGGTAGCAAAGAACTTTCATGCAATCCCACTCAGTGGATTGCCGACTGCAAAACGCTTAGAAACGATGTCAACGGCATTCAAATAACTACAGAAGACGTAAGCATGCAAGGCGATACATGGTTAATCCTTGTCTTTCATCCATGGATGTTCCAAGAAAATTGATTCAACAAAAGAACTTTAGGAAAAATGACATAAAAAATTATCTATTGTCATTTTATAAAATGGAAAACTCCGATAAAATTTTGATTTCATACACTGATGAGAATGAGCGTGTGCATGTGGTTCATATAGCAAAACAGTATGAATATATTTATAAGAAATGGTTGGAAGTAAAGTCAGAATTAGACAAAGGTGCTAATTGCAAATGGAAGGGCGAACAGCGTCAAAAAGCATATGATGCGCTTGAAAAGTATTCGAAGAAATTCACCTATCAAATTGACAAAGACAAACCTATTGACTGTGAGTGTGGATGCCAAGTCATGAAGTGCCATTTAGCGAGACACAAAGTATCTCCAAAACATTATAAACTAATGGATGCAATTGAAAATCCGCCCGCACCAAAACCACCTGTGGCAATGTCAAGCACTGATATTGTATGCGAATGCGGTATGATTGTCTCAAAGGCAAATTATGCAAGACATATCAAAAATTCAAGGCACATCAAAGCATTGGAAAAGAAACAATAATAAGAAAATTTGATTTTTTTTATTATTCCTAAGGTTCATCAAAACACATCGATTGGGCGTTCAAGGCGTTTGGGCGTTTCTGATGTTTTGGAATGCTGTTTTATAAAACGCATTTTGGATGCAACTTAGCATTATTAGCATTTTTAGCATTGTTAGTCCATGTGGCAAATAATGCTAATAATGCTAAGTTGCATCCAAAATGAAATTTCAAAGTTACTTTTTCAAATCATCAATAACACCCCAACACCCTGAACACCCAATTGATGAAAATCGATGAAATAATCATGATTATTTGTTTATTTAGGAAAAAGGGGCACGAAGAAATATCTTTAGTAATATTATAAAATGGACCAGAAGAAGCATCTTTGTATTTGTGGAAGTGAATATGCGCACGCCAGCAGTTTGTCTAAGCACAGAAAGGTGTGCCGTGATGTAATCATCGAGGAATATAAACGCACCGAGCAGAATAAGGTGATTGTTGCAGCACCTGTTGCGGTGCATCATAAAAAACTGATAATTGACTATTTGAATGAGGAGTGCAATGAAGCGCCGAATAGTTGCATTGACTGGGTTGAATTGATTGGTGATTATTTCAAATTGGCAGATTATGAAAATTTGATTGACAGTGGAATATCGGCGTGGAAGGAAGTGGTTGTAAAATACATTGAGGAATTGCCCCGCAATAAATTACCCATTAGAATATCAAATCGGCAATTGGGGGCACGATTCAAAATATATTATAGAGAAAATGGAAAATGGATTGAATTGGAAGGAACAAAGGCAACTGAGTTCTTTTTTCAAAAAATAATTAGAAGAATGGGAAGACGAATGGGAAATAATATAAAAAATAAAACCGCATGGAAAGAACAAAACCCAATGTGGGACTTTTCCTATGAAGTTGAAAAACGATACATGACAATTTCTGCATCATTTGGCGAGCATTTTGATGATGCTGTTGTCCCACGATTTGCAGAAGAAATAATTGACTATTTCACAACAGTTAGGAAAACAGATGATGATGATTACATTTAAAGGTTTAGCGTAATTAAACAACTCCTATAAAAGTATAAGATGCATCCATTGACAATTATGCTACATCAACTTAGGCAGGGAGTTGTGCTCACTACTAAGAAATCGTATAGACTCGAGGGGGTCCCCCCCACGGCACCCCCGCCTACCCCACCTATTATAGAAACGCCCCCGCCTGACCCGCCTGCCCCGCCTAAGGAAAAAAAACCCAAGGTGCCCAAGGTGCCCAAGGAGAAAAAACCCAAGGTGCCTAAGCAGAAAAAATCCAAAGTGCAATTGAAGCAGGAGCGGATAAAAAAGAACTTGGATGCTATTCAAAAGAAAGCAGACGCCTTTAAAATGTCCCTACAATGTATAGATGCAAATAAAGAAGTCAACCAGGAAAGGGAAGCGATTCATGGTGACATTTAGTAATGGAAAGACAGTTCATTTCGGGGCGACCGCAGGGCGCACCTACATCGACCATGGCGACAAGGAAAAAAGAAGTGCCTACATAGCAAGGCATAAAGTCAATGAAGATTGGACAGACCCATACAGCGCAGGTGCATTGGCGAGGTTTCTTCTGTGGGGCGACTCTACATCGCTGGAGGCAAACCATCAGGCATTCATGAAAAAATTTAATGTATCATAAATAAATATAATGACTCTTTTTGCAATTATATTTATTCTGTCTTCATTCTGGATGTGTGGCGCTAGCATGGAACGCTTCCAAGAATGGATGAGAAATCATAGCATCAAAATCGAATCTGACGAACACTACTTTCATGTATTTGAACGGTGGCAGGACAATGACCGTGTCATCAAGGAAACGAATTTGCGCA